GTTGTTGCAATCTTTCTTTGGCAATTTCATTTTTTTCATTACCTATGGCAGCTTGTTGGTCTGCTTTATTTTGTTGTATTTGCAATTCTGCTGCGCTTTCCATGGCATCTTGTTCTTCTTTAGCCATAAACTGTTGATTTTTCATTTCTATTTCTTTATCACGCAATCCAAGTTCTTGTTGTCTAATTGCCACAAGTGGGTCGTCCTGTTGAGGCGGTTGCACAGATGCTAAAAACTCAGACGACAACTGAGCTAGTATTGGTGAGCTAAAGCTTTCAATTATAGTCTGTATTTGTTGTTGTAAGGCCATTTGTGATTGTGGGTCTAATTGTGAGGCCTGTTCTAAAGATGCTTGTATTTGTTGTTGTACTTCAGGTGGTAACTGCTCTTCAGCCATCTGATTAGCCATAAATTGTAAATGTTGCATAACATGTGCGATTATAATGGATTGTAATTGTGGGTTTGTTATAACCGCTTGTGTTAAAAATAGACTTTTATGTGCCTCAACATGTGCTTGATGATTTTGTTCAGGGAACGCTTGTTGAGGTATGCCTTGTAATAAACCACTATTTTCAATGCCTGCGTCTACAGGTTTAGGAGTCGTATCTGCTGGTGGCATAAGTAATGAGTCTATGTTGTCCACACCTAAAGCTGCATACATTCTTCTGTAAGCTTCATATATGCCTTGCGGACCGTGTAATTGTGGGTTTGATTGCACCATTGTTAACAGTTCTTGCGCCATTATTACTCTTTGGCTCATAGAAAAAATATTAGGGTCAGATACAGGTATAACATCTACTTTGTTATCAAAATCTTCTACCTTAACCTCTCTAGGACCACTACCAGTTTCATACGGGTACACGGGTGGCAAAAATTCTTGAAACACTCTAGCAAGTATTTGAAACTCATTTTTTTGTGAATAGTGCAATCTTTTATGTATCGCACTCATAACTTTTGTGCCTTTTTCTAATAAAGCAACAGTTGTTCCAACAGGCATAGCGGCGTTTGAATCACCTATATTCATGTCTGCAATTGCAGCAAATCTTTTGCCTGAATCAACTAATAATCCAAGTAATTGAAACAATACATTACTAGGCTCTTTATAGGGTAAGGGCATAAGAGAATCTCTTAATGCGCCTCCCGGTGCATCTACATCTCTAAATTCACCCGGTTGTAAAGGTGATGCTTCATCTCTAATTCTTATACCCCTAGCTTTGAATCCAGCAGGCAAGTTGCTTAATGTACCTGCATCTATAAGTTGTCTAAGCAAAGATGTTGAAGCTTTGGATAAACCACCAATCATGTGAGACAGACCTAAGCCATAAAAACCTAATCCGGGCAAAAACTTATATTGCACAAAATAATTTATTTTGTTTCTTAACACATCTGTTGGCTCATAATTTCTACGTATGGACAAAATCTTTTGTGATGATTCATCAATGGTTATGATATAGGGTAACTTTAAGCCAGTTTGCTCGCCCATTTCGTTGGTGTCTTCAAATCCCTCAATGTCTGCAACAGTATGTATTTCATACAATTTGCGTTGCTCATCTTCTCCATAATCAGGCTCAACACCCTGTATTTTATCTACCTCTTGGTCTATTTCATCTCTGCTTATGTTTTGCGGGTTCATTAAGTCTATATCAGCATAAAAACCAGATAATTGCATTTTTCTAACTTCGTTATTGCTCATAGATACTACATGAGTAACTCTTTCGGCTGAAAGTATGTCCGTAGCATTATATGGAACTAACAAGTCTTCAGCAGGCACAAATTTAGATACAGGCCTGCCTTTTGTTGCATCATAGTAAACCTTTTTAAATGCACTACCTGATAAAGGCAAATAGAACAATAATTGGTCTAAATCAGGGTCATATTCAGGCATTTCATTCATTATGTAGTAGTTCATAAATTCGCCTACTCTTTCTGCTTGCATTTCTGTGTTTGCGTCTCTTTGACCTATGACTTGTGTTTTTATAGGACCTTGTGCAGGTAATAATTCTTTATAAGCTTGCGCTTGAAACTGTGTAACCGCTTCTGACAATATTGGGTGTATAACACCACTTGAACCTTCAAATGGTTGACTTCTTTGCTCATCAAAGCGCATACCAAGATACTTTAGTCCATCTGTGTATGTTTTTTCCCATTCTTTGCGTGATTCTTTGTCGTTTTCAATAGCGTACAATAATTTAGAAGAGATACTGCCTAATATGTCGTCATCTAAAAATTCTACTAAGTTTGCGTCAAAGGGTATTTGTGGCGCTTCTATTTCCGTTGGCTCGTCAAAAACTATTTCATCTTCACTAATGCTAATTTGTAAAGCATCAAACATCTCATCGTCAAAAGTTCTTGGAGGTGTTTCTATATTAATATCATCAACAGGAACACTAACAGACTTTGTTTGGTCTTTTATATCAGGGTTATCTTCAGTGCCTAGTTTTCTTTCTGTAACCATATTAGTTTATACCTAAAATTTCTTTACGCATTTTGCTTCTTTCTTTTTCAGCCTCTTCTACAGTATTGTAAGATTTTACTAAACCAGATTTAATCGCAGACTCATATTTTTTTAGAATCTCATTGCTATTTAGTTGTTTTCCTGTTTCAGGGTCAAGAGCAGGCAAAATATAATGTGTGTTTGCATCTGTACCAACTGTACTTGTTAACATAGTCATTCTCTCGCCCTTTTCATTTTTAAACACTTTGTTACCTTCTAGGATTTTATTATGAAAGCCTTGTAAAAATTTTTTGTTAATATCATATCGTGCATTTTTATTTTTATTTTCAAACACCATTATTTTTTATATTTTTTTGATTTTACCTTCTTACCTTTGTTTTTACCACCTGTTCTTGCAATCAGACCTCGTGCCTTAGCTGATGCTTTTTCACTAAATCCAAGTTTTTTACCTGACCTAATCTTTTTTTTAAGTGTTGATAGTTTTGCGACCATGTAGTCTCCTTATAGCATTTTTACCTTTTTTAAATATACTTGCTATTGCTTTTTTACCCATTACCTTAGCTCGTTGTTCACCTACTGTAAGTATTTGTATTTTTCTAGCAAATGGTTTTTTGATATTTTTAACTTTTTTAACTGTAGCTCTTGCATCTGCCTGTGTTGCAAATTTTATTCTTACAGTATCTTTTGGGTTTTCATCTGTATATAAACGCCTACCACTACCTTTTGGCTTTTTACCTGTTCCTTTTATTGGGTCTTTTCTTTTTTTTCTAACCATAATTAATAATATGACAAAGCTGTTCTATCAACTTGCATGTCTTCTTGATAGTCGCTGTCTAACTCAATCAAACCGCCTTGTCTAATTCGCATTAAAGCCATAGTAGTAGAGTCACAAAAGTCATCATTTTCACCAAATGGAAAAGCAGCTAACTCTTCTATTACTTCTTCTGCAAAAGCATCTTCTGTAGCATATACCATACCACTTTCAAACATAGGTGCAATAGAGTTCATTCTTGCAACCTTGTCTTGTCCTCTGCTAGGCGAGTAAGCTTGTACAGGTATTCCTATTTTTCTAAGTTCTTGTGTTAGAGGTGTACCACTAGCTTTGGCCTCTATCAACACTATATCAGGCTCCCAATACTTATATTCTTCTAATGCTATGTTTTTTAGTTGTGGAAAATCTACTCTGTGTCTACTCGCATCTAACAATATAACTGCATGCTCGCTACCATCTTCAGGGTCAAATATTCCCCAAGTCGTTATAGCAGAATAGTCTGCTGTTTCTTTTGCGCTAAAAGCTGTATCGTAACTTTGCACAATACACTGACAACTGGGTATGGCTTCATTCTCCCACTTCTGCCACCATTCTCTTTTAACTATAGAACCGCTTTCTGCTGTTGGGTTTTGCATCCACTGTGCGTTCCATTTGCTTATCGGCAGTGATGCTTTTACTGACAACAACTCTTCTTTTTTCCAAAACTCTTTCCATAAAGGTTCTTCTGACTCAGGCATAATAGCTGGAAACTCAACCACCTCCCATTGGTCTGCGTGTGTTTCAGATTGTCTTTTCAGCAATCTGCCAGCCAAATCTTTTGTACTCCAACGAGTCATAACCAAAACGATGGTGCCGCCGGGCTGCAATCTTTGGCGTGGTCCACTTGTGTACCACTCCCAAGCTGCATCCATTGCAGTCGGCGACATTGCATCTTGTTCTGAATGTGGGTCGTCTATAATTAATAAATCTGCACCACGTCCTGTTATTGCACCACCAACACCTGAATAGAAAGCTTCTCCACCATCATCTGTAGTCCATCTACCAGCAGATTTGTTATCACCTGATAAATTTATATCAGGAAATATGGTTTGATACTCTTCGCTGTCTATAATATTACGCACTCTTCTACCAAATCGTACAGCTAGTTCTGCCGTGTGTGTCGCTTGTATTATTTTTAAACTTGGATTAAGTCCCATCATCCATGCTGGAAAATATGTAGATGCAAATTCTGATTTGGTGTGTCTAGGTGGCAACATAACCATAAGTCTTTTGCATTTACCTTGTGCTATGCGATTAAGTTTTTTTGCAAGAACTTTATGATGTCTTCCCATTATAAAGCCATCCCACTGATGTTTGATGAACTCTAAAAAGTCAGACTTACATTTGTCCCTAGCGTTTAGGTTCTTCCATTTATCTATTAATGTTAAGGCTTCTACCTGTTCATCCCTAGACAAAGCATCAAAAGATTTTATTTTATCTAAGTCAATCATAAGGTGGAGAGCCAATAATTATAATTAGAGGACAAAATTGACTCTCCTGACATACTGCATCGGAGAGAGGAGATATATGAACATCCACTAATGAGCATGTCAGTTAGACTTTACCCCAATCTTGACATTCAAACAACAAGGCTTCGCTTTTTCTTCTTTTTATTAAACCCTCGTTAGGAACACCGTTTACTTTATTCCATCGGTTTATTTGTTCTGGAACTTCGTGGTATTTGCCTTCGTTTAAAACACGAAGTAGCGTAGAATTTTTAAGGCTAGTTGGTCCCAAATTAAAAACCCATGAAACTAAAGAATCAAATTCGTTCTGTTTAAGTGGAACTTTTACCATATCATTTATGTAGCCTTCGTATTCATTTAATTCATGTGCTAATAAATCTTCAGCTTCTTGTTTGGTTATAGTCATACCATCTTGTACGGGACTACCATCTTTAAGTTTTAAACTTCCAAATCCAATTGTTGTTTTGTTAGCTGCGCACCTATAAGAAACCACCATGCCGTTATCGTTAGTAGGACAACCTTCATAGTGCTTTATTAAATCTATGCCTTCTTGTGATATTTTCATTTTATTTATCTTCCTCCTTTGTTGTAGTAATTGTCCTATAGTACACAACCACATCTTTAAGTTCATTTATATACCTCTTAATCTCTTGCATATTGTATGCCATGACCTCGTAATCTGGCACAGTCATTGCTAAAAATAAGACCTCACCTTCTTGTTGTTCTATTCTAGCTAATTGTTCATCTACATTATCAGGTGTGACAACAATCCACATTGGCTCTTTCAAATCTATTTCTCTTGGCATCACAGGTTGCACTATGTTTCTATCCATAGGTTTTGCTGTAACCTCTATTTGTTTAGTTGGAATTAGACTGCAACTGCAAGCCATCATCAAGGTCATCAACATCACTGCTGAGTTTTTCGATGTCTTCCATAATGTGTTTTGTACCATTGTTTATTTTCCTTTCCATTTCAATTGGGTCTGCTAATATTTTTGCAGACAATTCATAATCTTTAATAAACTGTGTATATCTATTTAGTTCTCTTTGTGCTGCTTGGCTCTTAATGCTTAAATTATTTAACTCAGTGGTTTGTAAAGCAAAATCATTCTGTAAAGATGCAATTGCTTCTTCTTGTGTAGCAATAGCACCTTCTAATGCTTTATTATTAGCTTGCAGGGTTAAGTTTTGTTGATACAACCAATAACTACCCAACCCTAAAACCAATATAATCCCTATTAACATTTGTTGCATTACACATCCTCTATTATGTAATTTAGTCCAGCAGAACTTCTAAACTCTACAAGTCTATTATTTTCATCTTTAAATTTAAGATGTTTTTCTTTTTGCGTAATAATTTTTTTACTTATGTAAGACTTGTCATCTGCATCGCCATAAATTTTATTAAAAGATACTGTTATTTTATATTTAGGAAAAAAATAATTAGATATTTTTTCTATTATGTTTTTGAGATAGTTTTTAAATTGTTGCACTAGACAAACCTAGATAAAACTATTGATACTAATATAAATGGATATACTGCCCATATCATATTTTCTAGCTTATCAAAACGCTTGCTGCCGTCTTCTAAGCGTCTTTCGATATTGGCATATCTTATAGAACATTCTTTTTCATGTGTTTCTATTTTATTTATTGCTTCTTTTGTGGCTGACATAAATTTTATTTTCTAGCTCTATTTTTTTTACGTGTTTGCATTTTTAAATTATTTAACTTGTTGTTTCTAGGGTTGTTATCTTTATGCGCAACATCTTTTTTGTCGCCCTTTTTTGCCTTGCCTAACTTTGTCATAATAGCTCTTGCGGCGTTACGCATTGCTCTATTTTTCTTTTGTTTTGGTTTGCTATGATATTGTTCGTATTCTTTTTGATAGTTTCTAAACATTTTACACAGTATATATTTTTAAAGGTTTACTTTTACCTTTAACCTTTATTGGCTTTAATGATTTTAACTTATAATTAACACTTTGTGCAGTATTTTCTCCAATAAGTATATCTACGCCAACTTCTTTTGTTGCAGATTCTAGTCTAGCTGCTGTGTTTACAGCATCGCCAATGGCTGAATAGTCGAACCGGGTGTCGCTACCTACATTTGCTATTACTGCTTCACCTGTATTAACGCCCACGCCAATAGCTATTTCATGTGGCAGTTCTTTGTTAAGTTCTTTTATAGCTTCTTGTATTTCAATAGCTGTCTTAACAGCAAGCTCTGCATGGTTTTCTAAGTCTAACGGTGCGTTAAAAATTCCCATTGCCGCGTCACCGATAAATTTGTCTAGCATCCCTTTATTACGCTGTATACACTCAACTTGCACTGTTAAGGCTTTGTTCATAATTTCTGTAACCTCTTCAGGCTCTAGTGTTTCTGACAAAGAAGTAAAGCCACGCACATCAGTGAAGAGAAAAGTGCAAAGCCTTCTTTCACCGCCTAGCTTTAACAATTCAGGATTGTCTTGTAATCTTTTTACTTGTCTTGGGTCTAAGTAATGCTCAAATTGTTTTTTTATTTGTAATCGTAATTTAAACTGTTGTCTAAATCTTAGATAAAAAGCTATGGCTCCTGTCATAAAACTTGCGACTAATGTCCATGTTACATCTATTAATAATCCATCTTGTATAAGCCAGTAGCCGCCATAACCAAGTGCTAACGTAAAAACAACATAACTAATTACGCCTAGTGTCATGCCTAACAAATGAATTAAAAACCATGTGGCTGTAACTGAAATTGCAAAAATAGCTATTTCCGCAGCTAAAGACCAATCAGGTATATAAGGCGAATCTTGTATTAATATAGATTCTGCTAAGGCAGCTTGTATTTTATGTGGCTCTAACAAACCAATTGGTGTAGCTACTTGTGGCATAACTCCTGATGCAGTAACACCTATAAAAACTACTTTACCCGCAACATTCATTTCAGATAAAGTTGTTTGTGGTGTATCTACCCAACTTATCCACTTACGACCTAAGCTATCTGTTTTAACGGGTGGTATTCCTCTAATTGATTTCCTCAACACCATTATCATTAGTTTTTATAATGTAAGTTTTGACATCAAACAAGGCTTTATATATTTGTGTGCCGAAACTAGGAATCCACTCATTGTCAGGTGTGCTTACTAACAAAGGTATTCTTCGCACAAGTTGGTCAACATCAGTGGGTGCTATCGCTAAACCTTGTAATGTATTATTTGCGAGAATATCAACATTTTGCACTACACCTTGCGATACTATTCCTTGTGCCTTATCGCCCATAATAACTGTGCCTGTTGGTTTGGGATATTTGCCACTGCCGTCTTCAAACATAGCTAATACAGATGGTATATATCCAAGTGTTTGTGCAAAAATCTCATCACCGCCCATGCGGTCAGCTTGTGGGTATGAAACAACCCATCCTATACCAGCAGCGCCTTCGTTAATTAAATCTATCTGTATTTGTGCAAGTGTTCTTCTAGGAAACGGCCAACCGCCATTATCGGCAACGTCATTTTCTGTAATATTTAATATGACAAAGTTACCTGATTGAGGTTGTTTTTTTACGAATGTGTCAAAGGTTTTTAGTTTAAGTATTTCTGTTGGTGTAGATTGAAACACCAAGGGTAAAGCAAGTATGGGTAATATTAGTAGTATTAGCTTTTTAATTCTTTCTCCTCTAAAACCGTAAATGATTTAAGCTGTTGTATGTCATCCCATTTAGACCTTTTAATTTTAGTCCAATG